TATCAAACTTTACAGAATTGGATGGATAAGTTGAGGATTGAACATGATTGAGTTTTTTACCGTGCTTATTATGACGTATCATATTCAAGGGGAGCCTTGGGAGGTTCGGGTTGTTTATGACACTGAGGATCGTTGTTATGAGGCTATGAACAGGGATGTCATAGAGCCTTTGTATAATCAGCTATATGATTTGTATGGCAACGATATGATGGTGAGTTGTTATACGACTGATCTTGTTTCCCGTGAACCGATTAGACCGAGAGTGAGGCCCGAGAATGGATAAGGCATTTATTGCATTTATTGCTTTTAGCAATCCAGAGGCTTGCGAAGACTTTGCAAAGAAGAATAAGCTACATCAATACTACGAACCGCAGTGCATTATGGTAGAATGGAAGGATGAACACGCTGATGGAAAACGATCTATGGATAGTGAGCGAGGAACTGAAAAATCTACAACGCAAGGTGGATGATGCTGAATGGGAGGGCGATGTTCGCCTTACCCAGCTTGCGAGGGAGTTGGAGCACTTTAAGTCGTTGGACGACAGGGGTGTGATTTATGAGCCTAAATTCTAATTCTTTAACTCCAGAGAAAATTGAGGAGATTGTTGAGGATCTCCTCCAAAAACTTCCAGAGCGTGTTTCGATTTCTAACACGAGAAATATAGTTTGCGAACTTTTATTCGGGTTAGGTTTGCACCCGGATGATTTACCTTTATTTTTGCTGATGGTTGTTGATGCTTACATGGGCGAACGCCGAGTTGATATGTTGAATAAAAAGTGATATAACCCGAATAACTTTGATTTGAGGTGCTTTGATGATAGGAATGAACCCATTTGCTCAGTCTATTGTTCCAGCAACCCGAACACGTCAGCCATTAAACTTTGGCCTAGGATCTTTATTTGATGCTTTAAGAAAGCAGCAAGAAGCTCAACAAAATGCTTCTACAAATCAAGCAGTAGCAGAACCTCCTGTAATGCAACGTCAGCAGCCTGTTAGTCCATTTGCGGATATTGCAGAGTTTCAAGCGTTACAAGAGTATCAACAAAGTCTTGCCCCGACTGAGGACGAGCGCACTAAATTACAAGAGTTACAGCAGGCTTTTCAAGGCACTGGTGCGTTTAAAGACTTTCGTATTCAGCAGTTAGAAAATCAAATGCAACAACGCCGCCCGATGATGGGCATGGGTTTGGGCATGGCGCGTCCAGCGGGTATGGGTATGTTTGGTGGATTCCCGATGCGTCAACCAATGCAGCAGCCAATGCGCGGATTTGGTGCTTTTGGTTTTAATCAGCCACAACCTATGCAGCAGCCGAACTTTTATTCGGGTTATGGTGGCGGCATGCGGTTTCAGCAGATGCCGATGCAGCGTCAGCCACAATATGGCGGGTATAATCAGTTTCAGCAGATGGGCAGTGGATATGGTGGGTACGGCGGTATGCCGAACATGTATCAACCTCAACAGATGGGCGTTCAAAACCGTGGCATGAATCAATTTGGTGGATTTGGAAATCAATCGCCTTATATGCGTTGATTTTAATCTTCGATAATAAGTTTACACGCTGTGCATTGTCTTTGATTTTCTTTTATTTTTTTTAATGGTATGTCACATTTGGGGCATTGATTTGCTTCTAAACGTTTTTGTATTTGGCCTTCTTCTTGTAATTCAATGAGATTCATCTTTTTTTCCCAAGGAGGGGTTGAAAGTGATACCTTCATGTTGCCATAAGCAAGTTTTCTTTTAAAGCCTTGCATTTCTTTTTGCGCGGCTGACCATCTACTTGCCATCTTTAATTTCTACTTTTCTTAAGAACATTCTAAATAAATGTTCTAATTCTTCCATCTCTTGCACAGCCATATAATCTCTACGAGCGGAGGCATCGTGCTTAATCCAAGATATCCTCCGCTCTATTCTTTCTTTTATTATAGTGGCATCTACGTCCACCGAGCTTCTCCTTTCAAAACAATAGCGGGTCCGACAATACCAGTTCCGCAGATTTTCGTAGCTTCATCATTGAACGGTAGCCCGTTTAACAGGCCCTCTTCATTGACAAGGATTTGCCAATCCTGATGTTCGGGTGAGTGTACGAGTTCCACAAGTCCACCCACAATTTCTTGCGCTTCTTCGAGGGTAGGAGCGCGATCTTCAAAAACATGAATCATACTGATCTCCTTTTTGCTAAAACGATGGGCTTTGCGATCTCCACCGCCCATCAAAGTGTCAATTCGGGTAGCATCTCGGAGGAAAAAACCCTGTCGCATGGGATTTATACCAAATATTCCCACAGCAGTCAAGTAAAAATACAACTGTTAACAACTATTATAACCCGAACAATTTATCGGATTATACGTTATCACGCCCGGTAACGGGTTCATATGTTCCGTTTGATAGAGGTCCATTTGAGACTCCAAGATATTTTAGTGGTCCGCTTGGGGTAAGCCTGTATTTATCAATACGTCCTTGTTGCATAGCCATTGTAATTGTATTTTTAATCGTAGTTGTTTTTACAGATTGAATAGCTATAATACATGGCTCAGTTGGTTCTAGTCCCATAGCTGTATTCCAAACACCGTCATGCGTTCCATCAATCGTAACTGCCAAACCTTGTGCTTCACGCATACGAACGTATTGAACAACATGATCTAATCTGTCTCTAACGGCTGTTGACATGGCAATAGATTGAATATCTACACTGCGATCTTCGAGCAATCCTGTATCTGGATTACGAATGAAGTGTCTTATTTCCCGATTAGCAGGACCGTTAGACTTAACAATGCCCCCATCAAATACAGAGTTTCGCGTGTATGATACGTTTAAATCTTTGCAGCGTTGTTTTGCTGTATTGTCATCTACTTGCCATATTGCGAATGCAGAGCGCACACCATCAACGATAGCAGACGTTCCTCTAATTTTATTACGTGCCTCCTCTGGTGTTGATATTGGATCTTTAGCATCAATTTTTGCCATGTGGTGGTTTACCATGACAGTAGCACCTGTTTCTGTAGCTATTTGCGAAAGAAGCCCCATAAAGGCTGCTCCTGCCGCTGGATCAGAATTTACATCTGCATGAACAAAAGATGCGAGGGGATCAATGACAATAAGTTTAAGGTTATTCATTTCCAACATTTGATCGTAGATGCGCGAAAATTCATCACCAACTAAATATTCATTGTCTGATTTTTTCATAATAGGCCAGACGCCACCTAAGTTTGGTAGCGGTAAGATGCGTAATTGATGATCGTATGTTTCTCTGTATCTTCTTGGATCAAGTCGAGAGATACGGCGATGCATTTCATCTTTATCATCTTCTGCGGTAATAATAATCGCGTCACCGTGTTCTGCAATAAGACCACCGAATGCGGTTGCCATTGATTGACCAGACGCAACTTTCATTGCCAAGTCAAGCGTCATCATGCCTTTACCACTATCTCCTGCTGCGGCAAACACCACTGGCACACCAAGAGGTATTGTGTCTCCGATAAGAAACTTTTGCTCTGGAGCGGTCCCAACAAAGTATTTGTCTATTAGCAAACTGTCATCAAGTAATGAGATGCGTTTTTTGGTTTTGCTTTCGTGGCTTTTAATAAATTTACCGACATTAAAATCTTCACTAACAGCATCTGCTGCATCCCATTTTTCAGATTTATCCGATGGTATTTGAAGAATGAGAGTGGATTTTGCACCTGCATTTATTGCTTGTGCTTCAACAATTTTTGCAAGCTTTTTTCCAGCCTCATCGTTGTCAGGCCATAAAATTACTTCTTTATTGCGTAAGGGAGTGAAATCAAACTTAGATGCACTTTTTTCTGATAGCATCCCAGCGCCACCTATAGTGCAAGTTGCAATATATCCTAAACTTGTTAATGCATCTGCACATTTTTCTCCTTCAACCCAAATTACCTTGTCTGCCTCAACTATATTTGGTATGTTGTATAGGGGCCTTGTTTCGGGTATTCCGGGGTTTCCATTTATAAACTGGCGAAATTGTTTTTTAGGTTTTCCCATACCATCCTTCACAATTTCGCCAGCTTCATTCCTTTCAAAGTATTTCCGCACTGTAACGAGAACCTGCCCATGCTCGTCAGTATAATCGTACTCTTCTTCAAAAGGCGTGTTTGGCCCGATATTTAATTTTACAGGCTTTTGTTCGGGTTGATGAAATCCATTTGTACCTTTTGTTATCTGAAAGTTTTCAGGCTTATTTAATTTTACAACATTCTCTGGTGGTGCTGTAAAGTTTCTAGGGAGATAGTCTGAAAAGTATTCTGCTGTTTCCGAGATGGTCCAGCCACGGCCCTCTTTTAATATTTTACTAATACCTCCGACACCATCACCAGACTCAAAATCTTTGCCTTTTAAAAAAAACTGACTGTTCATATCAATATTAATTTTTAAAGATTGACCTTTTTCTCCTGCCAAAGAGCCTATCATAAAATAACCACCGCGCTTCATGCCATTTGGGTAAGTATCGACTAACGCTTGTAGTTGAACATGTCTTGGAACTTCATTGCTAATACGTTCCGCTACCTCTTTTGATGTCTTGCCAAAATGTAAAATATTCATTATCTTGTCCTTACTTGAGTCCCTTACACTAGATGTGGGGTGCGCTTTTAGACGGGTTGCACCTCACATTTACTCTCCCCAACAGGTCTCTCTAAACTCACAAAACTTACAAAGAAAAAAGTCTTTACTTTGTGAGATGCGTGGTAGAATGTCACCTGCTTTTGCAGCGGTCAAGATATTTACTGCGCGGTCACTTGCTTCTTGAGCTAACTGCCTGTTGTACGGAACTAATTCATAGTAAATTTCAGATGTGTTTTTATTAACCACTGTGAACAAAGCAGGGTTTTTATCTAACTCCATGTATGCTTGGTAAAGAGCGATTTGAGTTGCATATGTTGAATTTGCTTTTGCAACGCCCATGCGAACAAAAGCTTGAAACTTTTTATCATTTGCCGACTTACACTCCCACAAAGAGGGATACGACATAGGCACAGGACCATCACAAACCACACCATCTATGTGTCCTTTGATTTGATCGTTAGCTATAGAAAACCCAAATTGTTCGCCTTGCTTGTCTTCTGTTCGTAAATCAAAGCCTGCATCACGTAACCACTTGGCTGCATAATCTTCGATATTGTGACCAAACTGAAAAATACGCAATGTTCTTGCGCTAAACTCTTTGTCTGGGTCTATTGGATAGTTAAGATAACGATATTGTATTTTGCGGGAACATTCATCACCAATACTGGATGCACCGATGTACTTACGTTTTTCGCGCTTTTTCTCGTTAACAATTATACCATTATCAACTGCTGCACTAATTTGTTCGGCTAATGGATCTACTTTAGAAGGGGATTGAAGTAGAAGGCCAAGTGCCTGTTGACTTATAGTAGGTTTCTTCAAGGATTCCATGTTGTATCTCTTTTGCTAGACTTTGAGATTCTTGTATTCCAAATATTAAAGTGTGAACTTGTTCTTCTGTTAAATCAGAAAACCGTGTGTCCCACCCAAACTTTCCTAAGATATGTACCAATTCATCTATTGGTTTTGGTGCTGGTTCTGCGGTCAATGTATTGTCCTTTCCTCTTCATCCATCCCGAACAATTCTACGACTAAATCTACTTGTTCTTGATCGACATCTTTATTTTTGAACCCAAAAGAAAGCATATCCATATCGCCTATAACAATTGTGGCTGACCCCACAATTATTAAATTTTGAGATTCATCTATATGATTTCTAACAACTTTGTGAGCTTTATTGGTTACTTCATCAAAGCTTTTAATGTCTTTGACGTGGCACATAACTCTATATTCATACGCTTCAAAAGCATCGTTTTGCTCCTCAACTATAAACATTTTTAATTCAAATCTAGCCATTAGTTCCTGCCAACTTGTCTGCTAATTCAGAGATTAATATACACGTCTCTCTTTTTGTTAATTCTTTTTTAGCGACTTCTTTACCATCTACCCACATATGAACCACTGGTCCTGTTTTACCTTCACGAACAGTTATAAGTATGACTTTCATTTTAGTTTATTCCTAGAATGTTTATAAGCCTCTACAATTGATCCTTTGTTCCAATGAAAATTTATAGCACAAGAGGCTTTGTACTTTGTCCATTGTAAATCAAAAGAAGATATTTCTTGCCCGTATCGGCGTAATTGATCTTTTTGCTTTTGAGTGGCTAATTCGCTAACCCAACGCTTTCTTTTATTAGCAGCATCGCTTTCCTCAATGTTGCGTAAAAAATCATCTGCTGCTGCTATTGCATGAACTTTTTCACCGATAGAAACCACACGTAATTTAGAATTACTTGGCTTTACCATACTAACCCACATGGTTTCGTTAAGCTTTGCAAGAAACGCAAATCCTTCAAATCCAGATGCCATTAAAACTTCTTTTTCCTCGTGAAATGGACAAATCCACAAAAACGGAGATAGCTGCATCAAATCGTATTCTGTCATTACAAAGTTTTCGAGCGTAGCTTTTTCTTCCTCTACAAACTCATGACCACAGATGGGACATTCTGATACACGCGCATGAACCTCTGAATCACACTCTGGACAGATTTTGGTTGGAGCAATACCATCACCAGATTTTTCTTTACCATCCAAGTTTGCAACATCATCAATGCTACCATGTGTGATTACGGATGTGCCGAAGTCCATAACAATGCAATCTGTCTTGATCGTATCTGGATACATCTCAAGATCAACGATACGCAGGCCACGACCAATCATTTGAACCATTGTGCTCTTCTGTGAGCACGGCCTTGTTAAAACAATGCAGGATACAGGGGGAGCGTCAAAACCCTCTGTGAGCACCGCTACGTTGACCACAACCTGTAAACTACCATGCTCAAGATCATGCAGCACACCTTGACGATAGGCTTTGTCTGTTTCGCCTGTAATATACTCCGCGTTAATGTTAGCTTCTTGAAATGCACGACATAAATTTTGAGCGTGTTTAATAGTTGAGCAAAACACAACAGTTTTGCGATCCCCAGCTTTATTTTGCCATTCCCGAACAATTCTATCGTTAATGACTTGGCGATCCATAATCGCGGCAACTTCCTCCATGTCATATTCTTTGCCACGCTTTGTGACGTTATTAAGTTGATCATTAACACCTAGATCAACAACGAAGGTTTTGGGGCGAACTAAAAAACCTTCTTGGATCAGAGCACCGATTTCAATTTGATGTGCGCAATTGTTAAATACAGAACGCAATCCCTTTCCATCACCACGATTAGGTGTGGCTGTAAATCCTACTATTTCTGCACTGTCGTTGTCCTCAAGCACAGCATCAATCACACGGCGATATGTTTTTGCTGCTGCGTGATGGCCTTCATCAATGACCACCATATCAAACTTGGGTCGATTTCTTAGATTGTTTTCGCGTGAAATAGTTTGAACCATTGAAAACACTGCATCGCCATCCCAGTGTTTAACTGTGCCATTAACAATACTTGTGGTAATGTAAGGATTTATTTTTTTAAACTTGGATTGGTTTTGATCAACAAGTTCATCACGATGCTGAACAATAAGAATTTTTTTACCATCTTTGTGACGTTTGCCTACGAGCGCGGAGAGCATGATTGTTTTGCCTGCGCCTGTAGGAGCAACAACAAGGGTATTGCCGTGCTTGTCGAGCGCCTTCATAGCATCGCTCACGGCTACCTCTTGGTAGGGACGTAATAACATAAAACACCTGTTCGCTAGAATTGGTGGGGGGTATGCGGCCCACGGCCCCCCTGTCCGTGGTCTAGCAGGCGCGGAATGGCCCTGCCGCTAGATTACCTGTTTGCCCAAGATGGAATACCACCAGATGATACAGGTTGCGCTGGTGCGGCCTGTTGCACTGATTGTGCGGCAATTGGTGTTTGCTGCACTGGTGGTTGTCCGCTTGGCATGTATCCTTGCGAATTAGGTGTTAAGGCTGCAAGCAACCGATTACTGTCACTATAGCCGTTTGTGCCTTTCTTAATACCGACTTTAGCACAAATTTCCATAGCATTTAAATCAAAAACGCCAGAGATGTTACGATTTTGTTGTGCTTGCGGCGACATGTCTGTTGGGTCAATGGCTCTTGCGCTTTCTACAATTGACTTCAGAGTTCGTAATCCAATTTCTTTAGCTTGTGGAATACCGCTTTGACCCATCTTATCACCATCAACAAAGATACGATCCCAAAACTTGCGGCGATCATAATCACCTCCGAGAATGGTAAATTCTAACTCCATCCACTTTGCAGCGGAGGACATGGACTTTTTAAACCACGGTCCAGAACCAAACTCTGCAATTTCTGTATCACCTTGTTTTACAATAATAACTGCGCGGCAAATAGTTCCGTTTGGAATTAGTGAAAACTCACGTTCTGCTGAGTTATTATCTGCGGGTACGTTATTTAAATTAAGCATTTTGTGCTTCCTCTTCGCTAGTAACTTGTGTTGAAGGATCTACAAAAGTCAGATCCTTTATTTCTTCTGGAGAACCACTTGACATCTTTTCCATCAGTTTGCCAAGATGCGGCTCTTCTAAAGTTTCGAGGCGACCAGAGCGATCTTTTGCTGGGTATCCCCATTCATTCAATGGCTGACAAACAAAAGCACGATATTGACCATGATCCCCTGATAAAATCGCCATTGTAATTACCTCATCAACAATTCCGGGCAATTCTCGCCCAGTTTTGCTGCCTTCAATTTGTAACGCATATTGCTTGCGTCCATAATCATCTGTGATTTCATCAAGAATGCCAACAAAGATTACGTTCTTTTCGCGGATATGCTGAAGATGTGTTAGCCATGACATCATTTCTCGACCATGCATTCCATAAGCTGCGCGAGTGTCGAGCTTACCAGAGCGATCAGAACGTGATTCTGGCTGCTGTAAGCACCACTGAAAGCACAAACGACCTGCCACGGTAATAGAGTCCACAAAAAGAGAATCGTACTTCTGCCACACCTCTGTGCTGTCTCCAAACATCGTAGCTACATAATCATAATGCGCTTGGCTATAAGGTTGGTCCTCACTTAATCCCGGATTTGGACCACCCAAGAAACAAGCAAGATCACGACACTCTGACCATGTTTGAGGACGAATGACATCAATTGGAAAACCTTCGATAGCAGCATCCCCTGCTTCCAAGTCCATAAACAGTGTGCTTCCACCATTCAGTGTCCTAGCGAGTGTGGTTTTACCCACACCGCTTTGACCGCATACTACGATTTTGTGACCTTTCTTTTCAGCTAAACGCTGATCGGCTGTAATAATTTGCAAAGCCATTAGTCTTCCTCCTCAATTGTAAATCCACCCACCTCTACTGTGCGGCAGGTTTGAAGCAATGACCTAATAGCTGGTGGTGCTGCTGTGTATTTACGTTCGTCAACAGCAAGTGTTAGCTTGCCATAATGACGTGCATCTTCGGCATCCATCTCTTCCAAGACGTTGCCTAATGTGGTTTGATCCCACACAACTTTCTTACGCACTGTGGCTTTTAATTTTTTATTGCCAGCAACGATATGCGTAGTGCCAAAGTCTTTGCCATCTGCACGTAAAGCATCACGCGCTTGATCAAAGAATATATCATGCAGTTGCTGTTCAACATTTTTCAACTCATCGCGCATTTCATTAATAACGTGCTTGAGTTCACTTCTACGTTCAAATAGTTCACGACTATTCATGTCGATTCCTTTCCGCTTTAAATTACTAGAACCCTATCTATCCCATATGGCTTGGGACATGTCAACAGACTTTTTACATAAATTTTTTTATTGACATTTCATTTAATTTGGGATATTATGGGATATAGAGGATGAGAGTTTCTAGCTCTCTTATTTTCAACCGAGGCGAAAGCCTCCCTTGTACTCTGAAAGGAGTATGCCATGTCTAACACTATCCCCTTCGGCCTGATCTTCCGTGGTCAGAAATCCTACACTCAATCTGAAGTCTCGCACTTCATTGAATGTGCTGATACAATTGATCAGCCGCTACGTAATCAATACGTCACGTTTCTTAATAACTTCCTAGACGGGAAGATTAAGCCATCAACGCAAGTTGATATTGACGTAATGCTTGTATTTCAGGGCGATTTAGATAATCGCGCTGACATTGATTACCGCGAAGGTCATTGGGATGACGATCCCAATATTGTCGCAGGTGGCAAATACTTTGCCAAACAAGCTAAAAAGCTGATGGACCACATTTGCAATAATGTGCAGATCAGCTGATCGTAGAGGGGGGTTAGCGCCCCCCCTTTTTTGACAAGAATATTTCGATACCGTGAACGGCTTTCATCAATTTCTTTTTTAATTTAAACTCTGGAGTCTCAACACCCTTGGCATCTTCAACCACTTCATACCAATCACCGTCTTTGTTTTGTTTTTGGTATCGAAAGTCAGCAACGTAAGCACAAATCTTCTCACCGTTGACTGCTATATTGTAGCGCACCTGTAGCTCAAGGTCCTTAACCTGATCTGCGCGTTCGAGTGATTTGAGATACAAGTAACGCTGTGACTCCCACTTAGAGTCGAATTTAATTCCCTGCACAGTTACTTTCTTGTTACCATACTTGGGTCTTGACCCACGCCTCTTGGGATTATATACAGTAGGAAACGTCATTTATGGGAAAATCCTCCATGCCGAATCCAGTAAAATATAAATCTGTAGGTGTTTCAATAGATGCTTACGATAAATTAGTAAAAATAGCAGACCACGAAGATCGTGCCATTGGACGTCAATTATCACGTATGATTGATGATGCTTATGAAGACGTACAGACTAGGTTAGCTGCTCGTTACGACAGGAGACATAATTTAGGCGGCATTGCCTCTGCACTAGAAGACTAGAGCAAACCTGCACTTCCTAGACCGCCCAGTAGTGTTGCTGCCACTGCTGGGTTTTCTCTTGCGCGTTGACGTATATTAGTAACATCCGAAATATTAGGTGTTTGTACCGGGGGTATTTCAGGAACTTGAATATTTGTTCGGCTTATGGATGTTGGCTTCCGCTCACTCGCAGGTGGGCGTTGTTGACGCTCTGCCATTGAATCAAGATATGCTCTACTTTGTTTTGAAACCTCAGATACACTTTCTTCAATAGATTGTGCGCTTGTTTGCGCAACAGCAGAAGACAATGCTTGTGATATAATTCTGCCTATAGCTTCTGGTTTAGACACACCTTCACCTGTCATTGCGTTTACGCGCTTCGATAGGTTTTTGTAGAACAATGGACTTGAAAAGACACGACCAATTAAACTGTATCGCAATAACTTGCCAAGATTTTGGACTGGACTTGCCGCAATGTTAGCAGCAACAAGGCCACCGCCCTCAACAGTACGGGCATTAAAGGTAAGAACGCGACCAAACTTAGCCATTTCTTCTGCCATTTCATCGCCAAAAACCGCACCAAGTTTTCCAGTGTCATATTCTTTTGTAAGTCTTGTTCCAAAAGCCTTTAACTGTTTTGGTTCAACAAGAAAACTTTCACCAAAATCACCAATGATATGTTCCATATATGTACCACGCAATTGCTGCATAGCTTCAGGAGAATTATTATAATACTTCATAATCTTGGTTATTGTGGTTGGCTTTGTTGAGCCATTGACAATCAAATCAGCGGCTTCTTGTGGGCTAAGTCCCTCACGACGAAATGCATTAATTGCTCTATCACGCGCAAACTCTGAAGCCTCTTTTTGAGCATCTTTTAAATTGCGCAATAAACCAACTGCGCTTTCATCTGCACCAGATGTAATTACACGATCAATTACACTTTGATCAACGTTGCGAAGACTTACAGCATCAATTTCATTAGCAAGCTTACGAACAGAATTTGCTTGTTTCCCGAACAATTGATCTAGTGTTGTGCCTAATTTTTTAACGTCTTTGTTAAATGCAGACGCGCTGAATTTATCAGGACGAGCTGAATTAACAGATTTTTCTAATGAGCTTCGTAACCATTGTGATGCCATGCGTTGACGAAAAGATTCAAAAGAACCTTTGCCTCCAAACTCATCAAACAAAGTTCGAGCAGCAATCAAATATCTTGGCTTATTTGGTTTTACGAGCTTAAAGACAGTTTCTTCAACGCTTGGGACCACTCCATTTTTAAGCTCCTCCCGAATGGCGCGAATAGATGCAGCAGATCCTACTTCATCAAAATATCTCATGCCTTTTTCATAAAACTCACGCGCACCTCGCAGATCAGATGCTGCATCAGAAATTTTCTTTAACGCTGTGTTATCAATATTTCGACCTGAGTTTGCAGCAAATGATGCGATAGCTTTAGGATCTGTTAATAACTCTAATCTACGGTCTAAAGCATCAAGAAAAACACGACCCTCACGCTGAATTGTTTGAGAACGGGCGTTGTTGCGGAGCAAATCGTTTAAACTTTTACGAGCGTTATAAAGTTCAGAAAAAGAAGATTTTTTACCTAGCCTACCTATATTTGTAAGCATTGATTCCATAGTGCCGCCAGTTGTTCCTGTTTGAGCGGCTCTAAAAGTTTTACTCATATCTTGTGCTTTTTTCGCAATGTCTTGCGTGGGGATAAATCTAGAATCTCCAATTGGTTCTTCCATTGCACGTCCAATACGAGTCCATTTTGCTTGTGCTATGTTGTCAAAGTTTTCATAGGCCGCACGAAATGCACCGTATAAGTCTTCATCAAGTTGTAAATCTTTAGTTGCTGCGCGACCTAAATCACTAGCAGTGCTTTCCATACCGCGAAGTATAGCAACACCTGCATTATCAACAGCTCGGCCCAGAGTTTCATCCCCTTGTTGCACAGCCGATATAATTGTTCGGCCTAGAGCATCCGGGTCGCTGGTCCCTGCCTTTGCACGAAGATCATCTAATGCGGATTGTATTGCTTCATTGTTTGAACGAGTACGTGCGGAGCCTTTAAAAATTTGCTCCTCTGTAGCAACAGCCCGAGCAATAAGAGCGGGAGCGCCGACAAGACCGGGCGCTGGAGCAACGCCCATCTCTAAACTTTCTTTTATTGTCTTTGCTTGGTCTTGCGTTAATCTCTGTGGCCCTAAACCGCGCCCCACAACACCAAAAGACTTACCGATAAGGCCAACTATACCTTCACCCGCAGCGGCTATACCTGCCTCTATAAGAGTGTCTTTAGCGATTTCTGATGCAGACTGCTTGGATGTACCCATTGAGGCTTCAATGCCCTCTTCAAGTAGATTACCACCACCACCGCCTATTCCAGCCCCGATTATAGCGCCAAGAATTGGAATAGGTATTGCAGCTTGACCCGCAATAGCACCCGCAATTGCACCACCGACTTCAGGTCCTATACCTGCTAAATCTGCTAAATCTGCACGACTAAACTTGGATTCATCAATCAAAACATTCTTGTCTGTTTCTACGCCAAAACGCGCTGCGCCAGACGGTGTTAAGGCAAGGCGACCACGACTATCTCTTATATATTCTTCTGGCTTTAATCCCTCATTGGCAAGAACAGCTTCTTCTTCCTCAGTTGTATCAGCCAAGCTCAAAGCACGGCGCAATCCAAGGTCTTGAATGCCTGTTTCAACGTCAAATTGAGGGTCAAAACCTTCTTGTTTTTTGTCGAAGTCAGAGATTACCTCTTGAGGCAAATAAGCACGAGGATTTGCAATAACCTTATCAATTTCCATGCGTTCGCCAATTGTGGGAGCTTGACCAATAATTTTAAAGTCAATTGGTCCGTACTTTGTGTTGACCGATACTTGGCCCATATTAACCCCCTGTTAAATCAATAACGGTGCGACCATCAGCTTGAGTTGGTTGTTTTTTTGAACCGCCATATCCCATGCTTGTTGCAAGAGCCTCTTGAGCTTTTTGAAAAGAGTCATTGTTAACATAAAAGTAAGGTTCAGTTAAATCATTGATAAATGGTGTAAGAGCAGTTGCCTTGGCTTCAAAAATACCACGAACTTGATCAACACGATTAATAGCATCTTGAGGGTTTCCAAAGATATCCATCTTACCCATCAACCGCTCCATGTTCTGAATATCTACGTTTGAAATACCGTTACCAGTTTCTTGTGTTAGAAAGCGTTTAAACTCTGCAATTAAGGAATCACGTAATGTTGCAGCTTGTTGCGCAGGTGATACACCAGCTTCTCCAAAAGCAACTTTTGGATCTTTCATACCAAGTCCAACAAGAAAAGTATTAAATTGATCTGCAACAAGTTTAATGGCTGGTGACCCAGAAGATTTTACTTCTAAAATTGCATCCTCTATTTTACCAAGTTCGCTCATAGCAACTTGTGTTGTTCTGTACGCATTACCAACAGTACGGGCCGTAAATTCGGGGCGAGAAAAAACACTTTTACCACCAGAGGTTCCCACCAAAATATCAAGACCCGGAATAATTTCTAATTTTTTAGAATCTTTAATTTCTTTACCTTCAAGACTCTTAAGATAAACTTCTTGTTGAAACTCTATCCATTTTAATTGAGCTTCCCTTGCGGCTGATCTTTGTTCCTTCATTAATGCTGCACGAGCATTTTCATCAGATTGAATTTGTTGAAGTGCATATTTACCAGCAGCAAGTTTTGCAGCTTCTGCTCTATCTTGTGCCTTTTCCAATGCAGGCATAGCAGCCTCACCTGCTTCACCAAAAGACTCAAGTATTTTGCCAACATTAAAACCACGACCTGCTTTGTTTTGCATAAGCGCCAAACCAAACGCCATGAGAGCTTTACTTTTATCAACCTTACCACTTGCGTCTATACCTGTAGCATCTTCAAATTCTTTTTTATAACGAGCTAAAGCGTCCTCACGAGACTCACCTTTAGGGGAAACATCGGGCTTCCCTGCGGACTCCACAAAATCTCTCATCGCAGAAACAAATGAATCTTCAACAACTGTTTTGCTTGTACCACGGCCCATCGCATCTTCAGCAATTTCTTGATTTAACTGCGCTAAAGAAGTCGTACTTTGCTGCCCTGTGAGTCCCGGTGTTTTTGCTTTCTTCTTTTCCGATACAGAACTAAGCGCATCAAGGTCTTTATCAATTTCTTGTGCTTGAAATTCATCGCCAAACATATTAGACGCAACTTCGGGGTCAATTTCCTCAGGCATAAAAACATCAGATGGAGCACCAAATTCACCAAAATAGAATGGATCTTCTTTCTTTTTCTTTTCTGCCTCACGCATTGCTTTTTCTTCAAACAAAAACATAGGCAAAGCGTCTTTAGCCGCAGTTTGACTGCCCTCAGAATAACCCTCTAAAAGTAAAGGCAATGCACGGCGATAAGCTTCATCAGAAAACATTTCTAGTGTAGCTGCGTCTTTACTGAACGGACCACCAAGAAATGCTCCCAAGTTGCCAGCTAAATCAGTAACACCGCCCATGATTCCATATCCACCTGCTGCCCCTGCGCCAAGCAAACGATCTACAAAGCTTTCCCCAAACCCTGTAACCTGACCTGTTGAGCGTTCTGCTTCACGCCGTGCAGCAGCAATACGTTCATCTAAGGATAGTGGACCAGAAGTATCAGTCATGTAATCCCCCTTATCTAGCTTGGTTCAAGCCTTGAATTGCGGTGTATGTACCCACGCCAGATACAAATGGATTGGGTGCAGCAGAAGGTGTTGTTGTAAATTGTCCGTACATCGAAGCTGATGGTGATCCTGTCAAGAACGTTTGACCATAACTATATGGCGCAAGTGCCTGTTGAGTTTTCATCAATTCATTCTGACGCAAGAAATCTTCATATTGTTGGTCATAAGCACGATCCTTACCACCAAGCTCATACATGAAGCCAAGATCCGCAGGCTGCATACCAGCATAAACACGACCAATATCAGCAGATGTACCAGCCAATTGACCGTAAGCCTTACCTATATCAGCTTGTGCGCCTCCTAGAGCACCCTTAGTTTGACCCAAGCCGCCCATTAAACGACCTGCTTCTAAACTACGTTTCTTTTCATCTTGTTGTGCTTTGATCTGTGCATCTGCGCTAGATAGGCCCATGCTACGATACATATCAGCAGCTTTCGCCATGCGCTGTTCAGCAGACTCAAATGCAGAAGCTTCTGTGCCGAGTTGTGTTTTTCCAATGTCACCCAAAGCAGAACCAACACCAACTGATCTTCGTGCTGCGTCTTCAAACGCTTTTTGCTCCATTTGGCCCTCTGTCGTTGCAGCAGCTAGTCCACGTCTTGCAGCGTCCTCAAAGGCTCTCTGTTCAGTTGCTGAACCTCTTGCACCAAGTTCACCTGTTAAACCAGATGCTTGCAATGCACGTTTGCGTTCTGCTTCATCTGTTGCTATCGCACTAGCTAATGCTTTATCGTAGCCTTGAGACATAAGATTAGCGATTGTGCCTGCACGAGCTTCTTCTTGTGCTCTTTGTGTTTCGGCTATTTGAACGCCTGCTCTTGAACCACCAAACGCCCCTGCTCCTATGGCTCTAGCTGCTTCCCCTTGTCGAGCTTTTGCTCCTTCACGAGCAATCTTTTTCATCGCTGCGTCAATTACTTGTTCTTTATAGGGGTCCATAAATTCTTGAACTCTGTTTGGATCAAAGCTACCCAAACCCTGTTCGGCAAGCTCAAAAGCACGGCCTGTGCCACGATCAAATGATTCACGAGCATCAAACTGACCACCTGAATCAATCTGAGCAGGGGAAAATTGCCCAAGGCCACCTTTTACAGTATCACGAGCATCAGAGAATAATGCCTCTCCACGCTGTTTTGCTTGAAATGCATCTGTCGATTCATCTACTTTAGATTTTGCGTCAGTAAGTTCAGTGTCAAAAATGCCTTTTGCATCTACAGAGCCACGACCCTGCTCTAAATATGTTTTCGCATCAGGGAAATAATCAGTAAGAGCGTCAGAAATAGTTGTTTGACCAGTTTGCATTGCTGAAGCTGCATCTGGTAAATAACGAGCTACACCCTGATCATCTGTAAAATAAGGTTGATAACGGTCAAAAAATTCTTGACGTCCCTCAGGAGTATCAAAAGAGGCTGTAACAGCTTCCTGTAAGGGGCTATCAGCTTGTGTGTATGCGGGTATTTGAAATAAATCTGGACGATCAATTAACCCTCCAGATAATATTCCTACATCTGCTTCAGTAGCAGTTGAGTATATAGGATTACCTTGCTCATCATATCCTGAAATAAATTGTTCGCCCTTAACAGCAGGCGAGCCAAATATACGAGCGAGAAGAGCCTCATCTATATCTCGAATGTATTGTGGTCTTTCATTAATTACTGAAGCACTTGACATCAGGCTTTCCTCTCTAGGTTATCCATCATACCATACATGCGTTGAATGCCCTTTTTTAAACTGCCATCTCCTGCACCTTTAACTGCATCGCGTGTCATAACAAATTCACCTGCTGTTAACATAGCAGGTACATCATCTTTTGTTCCAGATCCCTCACTAGGCATTATGCCACCATTTCTTCTTGGAAAGTTTGCAACACCACCATCTTTTGCATACATAGCTTGCAACTCACGAGCCGTTCTAGTGGGTTCTCTTCTTCTATCTCTAAATCTTACGGGACTTTGACCAAATGGACGATTAAATCTCGCTATAGACCCAGTGGGATCAGGATCTTCCTCTTCACTAAATAAAGCATCTAAAAGCTGTGAGCCAATACCAAATGCCAGCATTTCACCTGCCTTGGTATTAAGAATACGACCAATACCTTTGCTGGGATTAGTGTTTAACAATTCACCAATACCCAAAAGACCCTCTGCTCTAGTTACTTCAGGTGTGCTTATAGAAGAAGGTCGCACTTTTGGTCTTAATGAAACATCAGGAGCTAGCTTTTTCCCCGCACTCTTACTAATTGTTTGTGTGGCTGCTCTTAAAGCGTCTGTATCTAATCCTAGTAAATTATCAAGAGCATCTAAGCCAGTACCAGAACCTGTTATAGCACCAAGACCGCCTCCAACTGCACCCCCTATTAAAGCATCACGTAAAGATGGCTTTTTGCCTCTAATGGCCTGTAAAGCAACATTACCTATAGCGCCTTGCACCAACGGGTTTTGTGCTGCGCTAGTTAAAAAAGGTAATATTTTATCTAAAAAAAACTCAGGCTCTCCAGTAATTGGATTTATACTATTTCGCTTGGAGCCAACGACATATCTTTTTGGATCAGCACCCACATCCCTAAAAGCTCTACCAAGACCACGAGCTACCTTAGGGTTGTTTCGCAAGACTTGTGGAGGCACAACCATTTCGCCCGGAGAGACATGCGCCATGCGCGTATCGCCGTTTCTACCGAATCTTGCCATGTTTTGCATCATGTTAACCTCGTGACAGCTATTATCAAGTTATCAAATGTTTGCATAAAATACTAGAGCGTTGATCCAGAAATGGCTTCTGGGGCCGTAACCCGAATATTTGTACTTCTTTTTTCTGAACCTGTCCAATTTTTACCACAGTTTGGGCATTTGCCATTTGGATAAGATGCAATCTCTTCAGGAGTATCTACCGCATTATTACAGTGAACACAGTGGATAAAGTCTTGACTAGAAGAAGCTCTGAAAGCACCGCTCAAAGCCTCTTGATTGCCCTCCCAACTTAATATTTTACTCATGATATTGTTACCGTTACTGAACCAACTGACCCTGTTGCTTGACTTCCTCTAACATAGGGCGAGTGCGTTAGAGGTACACGTAATTGACCATCATGATTAAAAACTGTTCCTGCTTCTAAACCAAAATCATCTGTTTGCAATGCGGTAAACACTGTAAATGTATTGCGTCCCTCTCCTGCATTTTGTGCATTTTGTAGGTAAGTAGAGTAAGAGCGCAAAACTTCAGAAAAATATTGTTGATTATATTCATCAGGTGGTATTGGAAAAAAGGGTAAATTAAGATTGCGAGACACTAACGCCTCCCGTCTGGTCTTATGTCAACTCTTGGTGATCCTAATCTCCATGTAACTCCTGTATTTTGGCTTTCCATTCTAAGAGCAAAGGATCTACCTCTAAGACGTACATACACTTGATCTGTAAATTGCTCTACAGGCAAGCTTGCGATTTTAGAAACGGTGCTTGCATCAGATGATAAATAATCACCGCCCGGAAAGTTTCTAACTTTTAATGTCATAACTGCGCTAGGTGTCTCAGCAGTAGAGTTTCTAAAAGTAACATCAGGTATAAGTCTACGCATAAATGCAAACTGATCACCTTCTCCTAAATCCATTTGACTGCTTTCAATAAAAGCAGTGATTGCAGAAGCAGGTTCTGTGCTACCATCATCAAAGCCAATCTCATGAAGATAAAGATAATGATCACTTGATGCTGCTAAAGGCTCTGCATTTACGCCTCTATCAAGCCACACCGTTCTTGGTAAGTTTCCGTAATACCATATTTTTTGTTGATAATTGTATGTAACGTACCTGTCATTTTCCACACTAGATCCAGAGGGATAAAACCATGTTACCTCTGCAAATGCAGAATTAAGACCAGCCGTTACTTTTTCTAACTGATCACTGTTTATATCATTAAAAACATAATCTCTTACAGAGCATGGAAGCCTTTGAACAGATCCAGCGTAAACATAAAACTCTTCAGCGCCCATCCAAAATACACTATCTTCAACAGCTATAGCACAAAGAGGACCAGCTATTGTAATTCCCTCTGAGATAGCGTTGATGCCAAATGTGAAAGGAGGGCCAAGAAACTGCATAGCGTGTAGTGATACATCTGTGTAAACAAGTATTTGCTGACGTGTTTCAACTGCTGTTACGATTCTTGAACCAGATCCAATTCTAAGATCACCAGCCGTATTAGTTACAAGAGATTGCCATTCAAGAACATTCTCTTGGTCACAAAATCTTATAAGCAAAGGGTCTTGAACGCCGGGATTGGTTTCAGAATCACAGCCAAATGCTATGACGTGTCGATCACGATCTGAAACAATGATCTGTTTAGCAACAACTGGAGCTTTATTTGAGCCTGCCAATGTAGATAATTGCACGGCCCTTGTTGTTATGCTATTTGTCCTGTCCCAATAATAAATATTATTGTCTCTAACATTAATGATTAAATCTTCACCGAAGTTATCATGTGACCAAATACGAAGAGTTTGACCTGCCGCAGTTAAATCAGCAGAAGAGTTCCAAGTACCGCGACCCCAAGTGCCAGCACCCCAACCATTTCCAACAATTGTTGTGTCTAAACCAGTGTTGATTTGATATGTACCAACTACTGAACCACCCCCGTTCCCACTATCAGATGAAGTGGCAAAAACAAATGTCTGATTAAGACCAGAAGTCGTAGTTATGCTTTCAATTGTACTTACAGTACGTGCTTCTATTTGATAACTATTGTCGTTTATTAACGCAGTAATTTGATATTCTTGGTTTAAAACGTTTGCTGTTATGTTAGCACCAAGCGTAGCGGCTCCTGAAAAAGTAACAAAGTCATTTTCTAATGCACCATGATTAGTATCTGTAACTATAATGGTAGCACAAGTTACAGCCTGTGCATCAGCATGAGAAGCAGCAGTTGTTCCGCTTTGCCCTCGCTCACAACCTTCTAAGTTATTTCCATCTAATGCAGCATATGTTATAATTTCGTTTTCAATTTTTATTCTTCCAGAACCGGGGAAGCCAGAAGTTGAAGTAAGTGTTATGATGTCAACATCTGCATCTATCGCGCCATTAAGATCGTTTGCACTTGCAGAAAATGTAACATCACCAGCAGACGTAGTGGATCTTATAGGCGTGATGTCGTTATATCCACCACCCTCATTAATATAATATTTTAAATGTGTTCCCACGCCAAGAAAGTTAGACCCATCTAGTGCAATCCAAGGATGAAGAGCACGAGACGTGCCTAAAAACGCATTACTAGATTGCTTTATCCAACCACCTATTTTTTCAGGATAACCAAAGCGAAATCGCACTTTATCCGTATCAAACCAACCGCCCTCATTACTATAAGACGTAGTTTCACGATTTACGCCGGGACGAAATTGAAGTTTTGTAAGCGGCATCACGATCTCCTGCTAAGAAGATTATACACAATCCGAACAATTGTACGAGATATTCTTTTTAAAAAAATAACCCGAACAATTTATACAATTAATTCAAAGTGTGGACCATCAATAAAAGCACGTTTGCCCATACTGCGTTTTTTATCTACATATGCGTTCATAGCACTTTCCATTGTACCATCCCAATACCGCATATCCATTGGGTATGATACATCTTTTGTAGACCACGCCGCACCCCAACATATGCCTACACCTATATCCCTTGCCGCTTGAGCCATAGCATCAGCAATATCATCGTAGAGATTCAGTTCCCATGATCCACGCGAACCAATATACGCAAAAAGATCGACCGCTAAACCATCAATATGTTTAGACTTCATCGTTTGACTTGCACCTTTTGCAACCAATTCACGCTGCTCTTCAATGGTACGAAGTCCACATATTACGCCAAAATCTACTTTAGTGTTATGTATTGCCGTTTTTACTATTGTTTGAAGACGTTCATCTACGCCCTCCAGTCTTTCAAGACTGCGTTTGCTTAATTTAAACATCTGTACCATCTCCAAAAAGTTTTACACACCGCCAAGAAACAATATTATAATTTGGATACCGTTGCCTCACAATATTTACCCCATAAGCACTTATAGACAATTCACACATTTCCTTGTTTGGAAACACGGGACTGCCTATGGACATACAATTTTCTTCTGTGCACACTAAAAAAATTGCAGCCCAAATCAAAATGCTTCTCCATATTTAAAATCTTTCGACATACTTGGCGATTTGGCTGCAAAAAGGCAACAGAGCTATCGCCATTGCAAGGTTTGCGCCAGAATGAACGATAGCTATTCTAAACGTGTCACCCTTTGGCATACCATCGGACACGAAGAAACCAGCTAACCAAATCGTTCCAGTTGTACCAATATTTGCGCCTAGCACACAAGCTATGGCCGCTGGCAGTGGTATTGCTCCAGAAGCTACTAAGGCTATGATTGCAGTGGTAGAAAGGCTACTTGATTGCCATAAAAGCGTCATGGCAATGCCACCGATAAACATGTAAATTGGACTGCCTAAAAAGAAATTTAAATGCTCTAAGTTCCCCATCGACTTCATGCCGCCGCTAAACATTTTCAGCCCGACATAAAAAATTACGAGGCCGAACAATGCTTGTATTGGTGGAGAAAAAGTCATGGTTTTACGTTCATGTATTTGCTGACTGCACGGTTGCCGAACCAAAATGACATAATAGCCGCAAACAATCCTGCCGTTGCATCGTCCCATATCAGACTAAGAGCGCGGCCCAAATCGTGTCCAACATTCAGAAGTGCAAGCAGTGCAGTTACTTTAATGGCAACGAATAAGCCAAAAAAACAATAAGTAATGACAGGGCGGACAGAACCTCGAAGTGCGTTAATAAAACCTCCAGCATCCATGCTATCATGCCTATACAGCCCCTCTGTTTCTTTAATGTCAGCCTCTTTATCCATAATACTAAGTTTTAATTCAGCGCGTTTGGACATAAGATCCATCTCAAGCTGCACTCTTTCAAGCTCGTGCTTATGTTCTTGGTTGGCTCTAAAGTAATTTAACACTTCTGGTAAAAACGATGTGCCAAAGCCAAGCAAACTACCTAACAGTGTTATCATTTACTATCTCCCACAAAGGCTTCAAACATTTTATAAATAACGCGCTGATACTCTGTCATTGAATTTTGTTTTCCATCTTCCATTTGTTGTAATGCCGCTTGATAGTCATCAATTTGATGGGACATCATTTTAACTTGCTCTCTTGTTTCGTCTAGCAGCTTTTTTAGAATGTCTGCTTCGTGTTTTGTTGTCATTTTTAGTCCCAGAATTTTGTTTCTTTTGGGAAGAACTTTGGTTCGCAATGAGCTTGGATTTTGCTTCTGCGATAGTATTTGTTTCCTTGAGTATAGATGTGTCCTGTTCTTTCAACTTCTCTTGCAAAGTAGGCACATCTATGGATGTCTCTGAACGCCGCAACGCCTCCGATATCCAACTCTTTATTGTCAATATATACGACCAACAAAAAGCCAAGAACCATTTCATTTTTCTGAACCCAGCCACACCGCTATCGTTCCCGTCATGGCCCCGCTGACCACTGAAATCATAGCACTTTGTTGCGTTGATAAATCTTCAAGGCTCATTCCCCAGTTTATGACTTTGATATACATAATCGTCATTACAAACATCATAAGTCGCGGCATCAGCTTGTATTGAAGTATTTTTTCAAAAGTGTTCGTCACCCTACACCTCTACATCAACCCGTAAACCTTGTGGTTGCTCCACGGCTTTCTTCTCACCCAATCTATCATAACTGTACTGTAAAGCAACTTGTTGCTGTTCTACGACTTTTTGCTGCTTATGGACGCGCTGATGTTCACGCTCTATATTCTGCTGCGCTTGATGGTTTTCGATGCTTTGACGTGCAGCTTTTATATTTGCATCAACGGCAAATGGCATGTTCCTTACAGGATCAATCATTGGCTTGCGCTCCTCAACAACCAAACTAAAACAAACAGCCCACTAACAGAAATAATAAAAAGAAAAATGCCAAGCACCCATTCTATTATCTTTTGCTTTAGTTCTATGCGGCGATATTCGTGTTCTTTCTGGGCCTGACGTACTTCAGCCTCTATTTTAAGCAACTCATTCCATGCAGACGGTCCTAGTGTGCCACTGATCCATGTTCTTAATTCATCGCGTTGGGCCTGTATCTGACGGCGTTGCACAAACAGTTCCATAGCTTGGGCTTCGATCCCGCCACCCATTGCTTTGTACCAAGGAGGTTTTTCTATTTGTTTTGCTGCAAAATCAAAGTCAGCCATCGCCTTGCCCCATCTGGACAAGTCTTTACCCATGCCTTCTAAATCACGCCCGATTTGACAACCTTTGCGGATGGCTTGAAATGCGCTACTAGCGAGAGCAAGTGCAGTGGCAGGGTCTACCATGAGCCAAACCTAGCGTTCCATTAAACGATCTATTTTTTCTTCTAACCTGTCAAACCTATCCATAACACGATCCATGACCGTATTATTTTCTACTTTACTAACATACTCTTTTGCTAATTCTTCTCTTGTTTTATTAAGAAGAATTTGAACGCGCCCAAGTTCGTCATGTTGGCTTTTCAACCACCAACCTAAACCGCCTATTGCGGCAGTCAGTCCCACGTTTATGAGCGCGTCCATTTCCATTATTCTGCTGCTATATCCTCTGGTGGTTCTTCTAAAGACTTATTTAACAATTCTATAAACGCACTTTTACCAACCTGTAACTGGTCAAGGTTAAACTGCGTAGAGCCGATCTTACGATCTAGGTCAGTAATGTGGTTAATCATCACCTTCTGTTGATCTGTTAGTTGATCTTCAGTGTATTCTTTGTCATTTATCGTGATGGATTTTGTTTGTTTCTCAGCCATCGTGATCTCCTTTTAAGTTAATGTTAAAGTTATTATCCTCTTGCCTCAACCATAGCTTTATATGCTGTCTTCACTGAGTCTGTCCATGCTGCATTAGCTATGGCTTGCACACTAGCATCCTCACCTGAGATGTCTGTAGCTGTGTGTGTCCAACTACCATCTTCAGCTTTCTCAGAAGAAAAAGGCACTAACACATGCCTGTGAAAGCTACGACTAATTTCTGTTTTAGCGCCACCTGCACCCTCTTCCATAATCACATTAGCTTGGCGAACATTTATGTTCCATTTGTTTGCCACTTCTATTTTATCGTATTCTATTTCTTTTGTTATGTCGCCTTGTGCCATGTTTATCTCCTTTGGCTTGGACTGTCCGACCCAATGCTATGCAATGGATTATACTATATATGAAATACTAGCAGCGATAAAATCATTATTAGATACATCAGAAACTTGCACTGTTCTCTGTGTATTGTCCCCTGATTGAAAATGAAATCTTCCGTAACTATTACCATTAACCATTTCAAAAACTACTGGTATGTCGTTTGATCCACCAAGACCCTGACTCCTTACTGCACCTTGGGATTGTATAAAAGTTGAATTGCTTGCAAAAGGAAAACCAACTATAAAAAAAGCACCTGACATACTTCCTACACTACTAACTGATAGACTAAAATCAGCAAATACTCTATTACCAATTCTTGTATATCTTCCTACGTTACTTCCTGCCGATCCTCCACTTCCTGATGCACTTCCAACACTTGGAGTAAATGTGCCTTCTTCATAATGGTCTAAAAGTTCAGAGCTAGTGCTTGCGCCACTTGCACTTGTGGCTGTTTGTGCAGAAAAGTCGATACCATTACCTGATGTGCTTATTACAAGGTCACCACCCAAAATGTTTACGTTTCCACCAGTCCCACCCGAACCGTCTATAGTCACCCTTGTTTGTGTCCCTGTAGTAAAACTCATCTGATCGTTGTTGTGATCGTATGATATCTGACCAGCATATCTTCCCGTTCCAGAAGTTGCGTCAGCAAACATGATGTAGGCGCGTTCGTTTGCACCATCATTATAGATCGTTATACCGTCTTCATCCCCAACATTTACAACAAACTTGGTTGCGTAAAAACTGGACATAAG